TTTCATGCCAGGCAAGATCAAGGGTGATGATGACTACCTCCGCAAGCTGATCAATGGCGGCTATGGCGACACCACCGATCACGGCGCACAGGGCAGGTTGTTGGCTTCGTATGGGCTGAAATCAACATGGCATACCAACCTAGGCTTTGCTGACCTGGAAGCAGAACTGAAGGCAGGGCGCCCGGTGGTGATTGGCATCCTGCATCGCGGCAGTCTGTCTGCACCAACAGGCGGTCACATGCTGGTGGTGCGCGGCATGACCGCCAAAGGTGATTTCATCGTCAACGACCCCTACGGCAGCGTAAACGACGGCTACAGCGGGTCGGTGATGCTAGGCAACCAGGCTGTGTACAGCCGTGCCATGCTGCAAAAGCGGTGGCTGCCCGAGGGTGCAAAGTCAGGTTGGGGTAGGAAGTTCCAGCCCTAGCCCATACGCTTGCCTGATTGGCTCCAAACCTTGAACCAGTTGTTTTTGCGCGTGAACAAGCTGTCAGGCAGGCGTTCTTCTAGCTGTGCAATCGCTGCGCGATGGTACGGATCCTTCTTGTCGAAGTGCTCAAAAAACTTGATCAGGCGTAGTTCCTTCACCGCCGTCTGGGGAAGATGATCTTGAGACCTCGCATCAGCAGTTGCACCCAGCTATTTGACCGCAGAGGTGACAAGGCAATGATTTCAGAGCCGGCGGCAACAACCACGGCGGCAACTGCAAGCTGTTCGTTGGTCATATAAAAGGAGCAGACACCTCAGGCTAAGGCTTCGCTTCCAGTTTGGCTAACCGTTGCTCCATCTGGTTCAGCCGTCCAAATACCTCCCGGCGGTCTGACTTGAAATCGATATGTAGCTCCTCCATCTTTGCGGCGACAGATTCCACCGCCATGGTCAAGCGCAACACAGAGTCACGGCTTTCAACGTTGCGCCGTGCGATGCCGGTGAACGCATACGCTGCCACACTGATGGAGGCACCCGTGATGGCGGCTAGGATTTCGACCACGACAAGACTTTGGCTTCGCTCTCATTATGGCGACACCGCAAGACATTAGCCCTTGCCCTGACCGCGCATCTTCTTACGCCCATGACTAGGCAGGGAATGTTGCCCCTGCCCTTGACGGGTGCGCTTAGGCTTGCCGGGCTTGAACTCAACGCGACCCAGCGCAGTTTTTGATTTGACGGGCATTACCAGGGCACTCCGCTGATCTTGACGGGGTACAGCTTTTCTTGGATGGCGGTGGACAGGGCGCCTTCAATCTCTGCCACCTTTTTGTCGCCAAAATTAGTCTTCACCCAGCCCACCACGGTTGCCTTGTCGAGGTCGGCATACGGGATAAACTGATCGGCTTCTGGCGGTTCCAGACCGATTGACCCGTAGGCGCCAGCCTGTTCGTTTTCTTCAAACCGTGTCACCGTGTAGTGGACGGTATGGACCACGCCATCAGCGATGGTTCTCTCCATAGTGTTGATGTCCCAGTTGGTAAAGGGAAAATCAACGCCTGGAACTTGTTCAGCGGCTTTTGCCATGAGGATCAAAGCTGTGAAAGAAGTTTACTGGGGTTGCCTAGAGAAGGGGACTGCTAGCTCAGGCGATAGCTGATAAACGTGTTGGAGGCAGTACGACGTGCGGCAAAACGACCGGAAGCACCAGATGCAATGGTGGCAGCACCAAGAATAGTGTGATTAGTACCAGCGCCAATGGTGCAAGTACCAGAGCCGGTATTAATCACGGAATATTGAAAAGTCATGTTGGTATAGACACCAGAAAAACCGCCTTCCGTTAATGTTCCTGTAGGAAGGGTCAAAGTAGCAGCAGCTCCGGTGTACTGAATAATCTGCGTTTTCAGTTCAGAAACAGTAAGTGTTGCGGCTGCAGATTTGGACGTATGAGTTGGTTGGTTGTAGCAAATAACTTGGTCATGTGTAATGCGTAGGGCTTCAGTTGGTAAAGTCGCCCCGTTGGTGGTAGTGCTGAACACCAGGCGGCCTGGGTTATCAGTCGTATCTCCGGCATCAGTCCACTGGAGATCTGCGTATGCTTCGATGTTCGCGCCATTTACCCAAGCGGCTCCATCGTAACCTGTAAAATTAATAGTTCCAAGAAGATCATCAGTTGTAACCTCGGTTGGCGAAGCTGCTGTTCCACGGCTTCTAGCAACAGAAATGTTTGGTGCCGCGCCTGCTGTGTTGCTAGATCTCAGCACTTGAATATGATTTGATGCAACCGCATCGTTTCTAACCTGTAAGCTGGCATCATTTCCATCTGTACTAGACGTGCCAACTAACAAACGCCCCGAACTATCGCACCTGAATCTCTCCGTACCTTCAGTTGTTACTTTGAAGTGACCATTGGAGCCAGTATCTACTACCTCTGCCTCGGTATTACCTTCCGTGATCTTGTCACTTGTAGCTGCAGGCGTGGTAAAGCTCAGCGTGCCAGAACCGTTGGTCGTTAGAACCTGACCGTTACTGCCATCCGCAGAAGGCAGCGTCAGCGTCACGTTGCTAGAGATTGTTGCCGGTGCCTGTAACGCAATAAAGTTCGATGAATCCGAATCAGCAAAACGCAGATCGCCCTGTGCGTTGAGCGTTACATTCCCGCCAAACACGGTGATGTCACCACCGCTAGCAATGCCAAAACGACGGTTGCCGTTGGTTGAAATGTCAACAGCATCAGTACCGCTGCTGAAGATGCCGGTGTCCGTGCCGCTGGCGTTGAAATAAATTGACGGGGAACCAGCACTGCCGTTATCAACCGAAATCGTGGTGAAGTCACCGTCTAGCTGTCGCAGCTCGATCCAGGCGCTGTTGGCGCTGTTGCGGAGCTTCAGGGTATTGGTTGTCGTATCTGCCCACCACTGGTAGGCGTAGGTGGTAGCTGGTGCGGTAGCGCCGCTGTTGTTTGAGACGATGGCAGCGAGCTGACCGTTGAGATCGGAACGTACAGCCGCCCCAGTGCCGTTACTGACGATGTAATCAGCTTGTGCCATGAGCCAGCCCGCTTAACGGCAGTGTATGTCTTACTTTAACCGCCTCTGCCATAGCCGACCGCACTCCAGTTGAAGTTACGGCTAACAGCGGTGCCCGCCGAATTTTTAAACGTGACGGTAAAGCCCGTGTTGCTGACGCTGGTGACCTCAAAGAAGTCGCCTGAACCCATATTCTGAGCTGTGATGCCAACGCTAGGCAGGTATGCGTTTAGCCCTCCAAGGCTGGCGGTGCCAGTAAAAAACGGATTGGCGAACGTAATGACCATTGCCGCTGCGCCGCTGCTGACGGCACCATCGCTGTTTTCTGTACGGCGCTGGAATGTCGCGTCATAACCCAGCTCATCTACCAGGATGTTCTGGTCAATGGCAGAACTGGTCAAATCAGCACGAAACTCAAAGGCACGAGCGCGGAAAGCGCCGTTGACGAACTCTTGGTAGGCGCTCCAGGTTGGTGTGCCAGCAGGGTCGTCGTTTGTCATCCGTAGCATCAGTTTGGCATTTACCTTGTCTGTGATACTGCCGTCAAAATCACTCCAGTCATCAACAGTGTTGGTGCGCGAGTCAATCAGATCAGACGGGAAGTAGCCACGGGTGACAAAATACCGGCGCAGATCGACGGCAAAAGTGTTGCCCAGATCCAACGTGTTTAGGAAGCTATACGTGCCAGAGCTGTCAACGTCGCCCATCACGTCAAAGGTCGGCAGCAGGTCTACGTCAACAACAGAATCGAAGAGCGTCGTCCCATCCAGAGTGAGCGCGTCAAATTCTTCGCTGTAGAAAGTGTCCGATTTGGTGCCTTGGAATGGTGGTGTGTCTTGATCTTCGCGGCGGGTTTGAATTGTTAATGGTGCAATCGTATCTGGCAGGTCAATGATGACACTGGTCTCTGTCGCGCTTTGACGCCCACCATCGTCTTCATACTTCACCAAGACTTCGCCTTCCACAAGCGGGATGATCGCCTCGGTAGAGCTACCGGATTTAGCAGGGATTAGGTCAACACTGTTGCTCCAAGTCGCCGTGCCATCGGTGAGGCTGCTATGGCGGATGTGGATTTTGCCACCGACTTTTACGTCAAGGTCAACGGTTTCGGTCCAACGCAGACGACCAGAGTTGTTGTTAATTGCCTCAAAGGTAAGATTCAGCACATTGCCTGGGACTGCTGTTTTGCCAATCAGGTCAAACTCAGCGGCAGCAATGTCGCTTACTTTGTTGAGGTAGTTAGCGGCGGTGATTTGGACATACAGCGTGCCCTTGCGGGTGTTTTTAATCTGTAGGGACGGTGACGTGCTGTTGGCTTGGCTCCAGTTGTCGTTATCAATGCGCCACTTAACGCGAAATTCGTTGACGCGCTGTTTCGGGCTAATCCAGCTCAGGTCAAAACCAGAAAATACATTTTGCCCGTCTTGGTATAAATATTCCGTGCCTGAAATGCTGCTTGGTGCGTCAGGCTTAGCGGATAGATTGGTAATGTCACGCTCAGTTAGTTCGAGATCCGCTTCGATTGCTGCGTAAATGCTGCTGTTGTATTCCAAGGCAGTAACGCCGTAGATGCCGTCCTCAGCTTCCGCAACATTCAACACGCGATATTGTTGTGATTGCAGATCAGTTGTTTGCACCAGCCAGATTGTGTTGGCATTTGGTGCTTCGCTGAAGGCGCTGCTGACGGTTACAACGCCGCTGCTGATGCTGCTGATGGATTTGGTTTCCACCAAGCCCGTGGGCATCAACACCGAAATTGTTGGGCTGTTGGATAGGTTGACGGACAGGTCAGTGCTGCTGTCAATCGTGATTGCGGTTGTGGTGGCGGATTTAACGCGACCGCTGCGACGTGAACCAGCTTTCAACGGGTCGGCTATGTCAATCACCATGCCGGGACGCAGGATGATGCCGCTGTCGATTGACACTGAGAAGGTAACAGTTTCGGTTAGGTTTTGCTCGCTTAGCAATGCCCATTTACCGGCACGGCGGGCTTGCCCTTGGCTGTAGCAACCCAGCGCCTTGATGTCTTTGTTGATGATGCCGTATTTAGCGACAGCATCTTGATCCTCAACGTATTCGTACTCAACCTCGCCCAAGGTGTCGTAAGACTGCCAGGCAACAGTCGCGCAGGTGTGGCGTGCTTTTTGTGATGTGCCGCTATAGATAAACAAGCCATCTATCACGTTGCTTGGACCCAGCAAATATTGAGAATCGGTGGGTTTGTCTTGCTGCAACACCAGCGATCCAGCGCCGTAGTATGCAATGCCACGGAACAGACTGGTCATCTCTTGGATGACGTTGTAGACCTCATCACGGCTATTGATTAGCAGATTGCACGAGAAACGTGGTTCTTTCCCGCCTTTGCCGTTGTTAACTAGCGTGTTGCAGTATTGGCTAATCGCAAAGAAGTCATATTTGTCAAGGCTGCTCGTAGGGATAGAGGCTCCATAACGTGTATTGGTTAGCAGATCCCACAAGCACCAGGCAGGGTCATTACACCATGTTGCTGCGCTGAATGTACCATTCCAAACCCCAGCGTATGTGACACGCCCGATATGCGTTGTGGTATCTACGGTTGCATTTGATGGCAGTTGGATTTTGATTCCACGAATTAGATATTTGCGCGTTGGGATTGAGTCAAAATCTCGAGAGTCAAAACGCAAAAATGATAATGCACTGTTGGGGTAGCGCAGTTTCTCGTCAATGATTTCTGTATAGCTGAACCAGAACGTACGGTTTTGAAGCTTGGTTGATGATTCATCATCGCTAACACGCACTACGCGAACATCAACAGGAAACGCTCCGCTTAGCGTCAGCATGTAATCACGCTGATACGAGTTGCTAGTTTTGCCGCTAATGGTGTCACTGACCACGGTGCTATAACCGCCGCCGTTGTACTGAACTTTGATTTCTATTTGTACGCTATGACCAACAATATCGCCTTTTTTTGTGATAATTTGCAGTGACGGCACTTGTAGCGTGACGCGCACGCGGTCAACATCTGTATCTGTGATTGTGCGGGTAACTGGCGTTGCCTTGACAACTTCTACATTGACGCCTTTCTCACTTTCTGTTCCAACCTGTTGCTTGATATAGGTCTGGGCTTGTGTGCCATTGCGGGTGACGATGGTAAAACCTGAGAAGTTATTCTTGCCGGCAGCATCTTGAACTGGTGTCCCTGATAGAAAAATGCCCTTGTTACCATTTTCAATGCCTTGAATCTCGCCTTCTGATAACAGGTCAAGTACACTTCCAAACTGAACGGATTGCAGTGAATCGTCAGCTTCTGTTGGTGTACGGCTTTGACCGCCACCACCTTTGCCACCGCCAGCACCTGCAATGCCAAGACCAAGACCCGCGTTATGGACACGGATACCAGCAGCAATGAAGGTGTGGTGCCCTTCAACCGTCAGGTTGTAGACAGTGCCAGTGCCCGCGTTTGTTTTGCTGACGATGGGGCGCAGGTGCCCGTTGTGGTCAACTAGGCAGTCATCTGTGCCAAGGGTGTCAATTTCGACGAAGGCATTGAACTGGTTGAGTACCCAGTGGTTCGGTGTGGCGTCAAGGATCTGACCGCCCCAGAGCGTGTAGCTGGTGACAGGTTCGTTGTGGTGCTCATGGACCTTGAGCACTGCAGCTTCATGGATCTTGCCGTCGTGGTCAAAGCTCCAGACCAGATCACCTGGCAGTAGTTCATCAATGCGGCGTTCACCGCTTGGTGTGGCGATCAGGGTATGCCCTAGAAAGCAACCGCCGCCACCGGCGCCAACAATCCGTGTCATATCTGTTGATCCACGTCAAGACCGCTGGATAGCACAGCGGAACCTACAAAGCAGCGCCCGTAGGCGATTGGCACGGGCAAACCTTGCTTGGCGGTATTAACAATTCCGCTGAAGGTAAAAGATTCCATCTTTGCCGCTTCACGACCACGTTCAAATACGCTTGTTGATTGAATAGGGGAGGGTGAAATAGCTTGCGCGATTCCGCCTAATACTAACGATGCGCCCATACCGCTCAAAGCAACACCCATGCCAGTTAGAAAGGCTGATCCAACAAATTGACCAGCCCCAACCGCTGCTGCCGCAGTACCGGAAGCAAGTCCACCACCTAAACCCACCGTGCCAAATAGTCCAGCACCAGGCAGCAGGAATGACAGGGCAATCAAGCCAATGCCAATCCCAATTTGACCGCCAATACCACCAGCTCCAGTCAAAACAGGCGTAATACTGAAAACTTCTTTCTCACTCCAAGGGCAAACAATCAACCCTGCATTTTGTTCATTTAGTTTTTCTTTTCCGATTGCTACGCGATAACTTACGCCATCTTGTTCGCTGTCAATCAACCACTTTTCAAGACCGGGAAAATTGACGCACAGCGCCTTGAGTGCTTGCGCTGGGGTGTCAACATCAAATTCAAAACGGCATTGCCCCAGCTTTTTGCGGAGTGCGCCGTAGACCTTAACGACTTTCATGCCGAAGGGCGCAGGCAGTGCTCTTCAAATAATAACCGCCGTACAGATCCCTGCTACTAAGCCGCCTTTGCAGGTGGTGGATGATCAACTGATCGCCC